TTACTTGGAATATTTTCTTGGAATATTTTCAGGTAACGGGACATCAAGTGTCGGTGAAACTTTAACCTTCCTGTCATAGATTAGCACTTGCCCCTCGGTTTTGTGACCAGAGAAAAGTTGCTTATCCCGACTGCTTCCTTCATAGTCTGAAATTCCTTTCGCCTTCAGATCATGAAAGGTGAAGTCGGTTAAAATACCTGAAATTTTGCCTGCGCGATTTCTTGCTTCTACCCACATTTCGTTAAAGCCTTTGTACATATATCGGTTGCCGTATTGATTGCTGATTACATAGGCGGATGTTGGTAACTGTTTTGCTTTTTCGATCGCCGCCTGTAATCGTGGACTCCATGCTTTTATCTGTTTTTTTCCTGTTTTCCCTTGCTGGATAAAGATCCCGTCGTTTCCAATCTGCTCCCATTTCAGCGATAACACATCGGAAACCCTCGCTGCACACAGATAGGCAATTTCCATTGCGATAAAAACAGGAAGAGGTGCAACGCTTAATACTGCCTGGTATTCTTTGTCGGTTACATATCGTTCGCGGTTTTTGGCCTTGAATTTACTTACACCTGCACATGGGTTAGCCTTCACGTACCCTCGCTCATACCCCCAACTGTAAACGCGGGACATACTGCTTTTTTCATGGTTGGCTTGCGTTTTACTCTGTTCCCCTCTCTTGTCCATGTATCGACGGATGTGTTCTGGTTTTATGGAATCTGCCGGCACCTTACCGAATACGGCAAGCAACTTTTTTTGATGTTGCAGATAATCTTTTTGTGTTCTTGGACTGAGGTCACTGTAATAGGCGCTGGCGAGGAATTTTTCCCACAAGCGACCGAATGTCATTGCACGATCGCGATTATTTACAGTTTCCTCATACTTTTTCCATAAAGCAGCTAAACCATCCTTGATGGCGGTTAGTGTTACAGATTCTCTGGATGTTGGTTTCCATACATAACTATATTTATTTGGGTATACATTTGGAGGTAATTTTTCGTGTTCAGGATTTTTCCTTCGTCTTCCCATCAGATCGCACCAAAATTCGGCTCTACCTCGCGTGGTGGTAAAGTTTTATTGCAGGTAAATAGATCCCGGCTGACAATCGGTTTGCCACTACGATTGGTATAGAACGGAAGCCCGTTTTCCATTAACCATTTTCGCTGGTGGCTTGCATATTTGCAGCCCGTTAATATTAGCAATTCATCTTCGGTTAAAAATAAGCTGCTCATAGCTATATCTCATAACCGCCGCTAACTATATACGGTTAGCGGCAATTAGGGTTGAACATTAAAAATCAGCCTGACTCGGGATCAGTTTTTGCCAGATAGCTGAAACGTATTTTGCCTGGTAACGAGCGTCATCAAGTACATTATGGCGCTCACCTTCGAATGGAATAGCCGTTCTGGCATCGAAGTCTATGGCTTTCCCCAGCTCAACGATTGTGCGTACATCGCGATCGTTGTAGTAACGCCACGGGCAGGGGATCCCCTGCCGTTCGTATGAACGGCGCAAAATCGTGTTGTCGAAGTTGGCTCCATTTCCCCAGACCTGAACAAAAAATTCACCGGAGTTTTCGTCGATAAATTCCCGCAATTGTAACAGTGCATCATCTAACGGGATTTCATCGGTCATAATGGCAGATTGCGCTTCGCGTGATTGCTTAAGCCACCATTTAATGGTGTCCCGATCAATGACTCCGCCAGCAGTTTCCAGATCGATAGTCTTACTAAATTCCGGTCCCATATCTCCGGTTTGCGGATCGAAAAATATTGCACCTATTGAGATGATCGGGGCATCAGGATTTTTTCCCATGGTTTCAAGGTCGATCATTAGATGGTCACACGTCCTGCTGGTGGATGTGATTTCGTGATGACCATTCACCGTAATTAAGGGATCTGCCGTCTCGCCAGTTTTACTATCGCTGGCGTGGTCCTGAGCGCTGCCAGCATTCTCCTTGTGTGGATGTTCAGCGCCTTCCATTTCCTCCGGATCATTTTCCTGAACTTCAACCTGATTCTCTTCATCGAATGTTTTCTGGTATGTTGCGTCGCCCATCACCGCGCCACAATCAGGGCAGTTGCCGCCACCGCTCTGACCGCAGGCGGTGCAGACTTTTTCCGGTTCCTGTTGCGCTACTGGTTCGGATTGTTTCGTTTCTGGCTCGTTTTGTAACGCATTTGGGCTGTTTTGTTCCGCTTTTTGGTCGTTCCGTTCCGATTCATGCTGGTTCTGGTTCACAGAATCGCGAGTCTGGATCCCCTTGACCCATTTCGGATCATTAGGGTCGCTAATCCCCTCAACAAATTCACCACGCGATACAGCAAGTAACTTATCGGCGTCAGGCTGGCTGATATTGGCTGCCTGCATAATTTTGTTTACTTCGTCAGCGGTGACTTTTACTTGGTTAGCGGAACTCACCTGCGACTGAGCATCCAGCGACTGCGCGTTCTGGCAATGTTCAGTTGTATCCGGTTCCATTGTTTCAGTTGTTGCCTGTTCACCTGCCATTGCGTCAGATGGTTGTGGTTTTTCTTCTTCTGTTTCACGCTCAGTAACCACCTCGCGGTTAATTTCTTCCAGGATATCTTTTTCCGGCGTATGCCGGGCAGCTGTGAGAGTTTCCTTGCTGGGGTTCTCGTGATCAGTTTCCGTCAAATAGGCGTTGATATACCCCTGAAGGCGTCCCGGGTAGTGATAAAATTCAGGGTGTGCGCTTCGGATAAGTGCAAAAATAGCGGCGCGGGAATAGTCCAGAATACCCGGGGTTGCACGAAGTGCTGCGGACCATTCTTTGAACGGACTTTCTTTTTTCAGGACTACTTCTTTTGCGCGACGATAAACGCTGCCCGGAATTTCATAAATATTAAAATCCATCGGAAGTGTGGCTGCTGCAATCTCCACATCCAGTGTGTCGAGGGTGTGTACTAAATTCGGATTGCGATCGGTTTTGTTCCCACCGCCAGCATTAGCACCGGAAGCCGTGCGGGTGATGCGTGAAACACGATTTCCTTTCATCCACTCTTTTGTCAGCAGACCCCGATCAGTGTAGTCAGCGTCCAGGTATGCTTCGAAAAAAGCAGTTATTAGTCCCAGGTCTGAATTACCAGGATTAGGGAAAACTTTGTCAGTGTCACGAACCAGTTTGTGGAGGTCGCGAATCTCCAGCGAGTCGAGCAGACTGGTTTTATGCGAAATAGCCAGGGCAGTAACAGCCGGTAGTTCTTCAGCCCGTGCAATGTGTAATGCCTGGAGTTCGTCGCGTGAAACGTGCGTTACTGGTTTTTCGCTGCCGTGTTGAGCAAGCCAACGAATGGGCAGTTCCTGACCGGAGACAGGTAGAAGCATGCTCTCCTCAATCTCAGTCATGTCTTCGCCGTTGATGTTGGTATTATCAGTGCTGGCTGATTTGTCCTGAACAGAGGGGGAAGGGCCGATAAATGTCATTGTGATGCCATCTTTCCCGCCTTTTTCATAGCGGTTGCAGAATTCAGTATCAAACACGCCTTCTGGCGGAAGGTCGTCAACAACGGGCAAATTGACGCGGACGGGTTTTTTAAAGTCGTCTTCATCATAATCGTTGTCATCCATTGCGGTAATGCAGCGGGAGATTGCAACAGATAATTTTTTTGCTGTAGTCCAGTAAAAACCACCTTTAATTCCTAGGCGTTTTCTTACTTTGTCATTTTTTGCTTCGCAATATAGTGCAAATTCTTCTTTATCAGTGCTCATTATTGATAAACCTCATCACAGATTTAAGGGTGAACAAATCTCTGCCATTGCTGACATATAAGAATGAAACTGGATATTTATTACGGTGCTGTTTTAAAATCCTGCCGGGATTTCGTTATTATCCTGGTGAATAACTTTATCGACCGGATAACAGTTGCCTGGAATTTTCTGTTCGGTTGCTGCTGCCATACATTCCTGCATTGTTCTGTGAACACTGACTGCAATATCAACTGGCTCTCCGGAAACAAGAAAAACCGTCAGAATAAGTGCAAATACTGGATTCATTGTGCACATCCTTTTGGCATCAGACGTAAACGGGCCAGCATTGAAACAATGCATACTTTATTTAATAACTCCCGTTCGTGTTTTCTTTTGTTAATGGCCTCTTCAGTAAATACAGGATTACTGATAGTGACACCAATTTCAAAACAACCTTCAGACGTATTAACGTTTGGTAATAACGTTTTCATTATCGCGCCCTCAACAATGAGTTTTGTGATGCGGTGCCTGGTGCCTCCAGGTGACGTTAACCAGTTAACAATTAACGCCGGATACAGAGAATCCACCCATAACACTGTTTTTGGTTTTAACTGTTCCGTGTGCGCTCAGCCGCATTCACCACATCACAAAATTCACTTTAAAAAGGGCGGCAGAGCAGTCACGGAGTAAAACTGATACCGCCAAACGTCACCAGAAAATTGATAACAGAGGGCGTTGCAGCGGGGTTGTCACTTAAGCGTATGGTCAACCTGACAACCCGGTGTCCTCAACGGGGGAAGGAATAACCCCGCCATACTTACCGCCGCGCCATTTCGCGGATTGCCACAACCGGAAGCGCACGGTCGACGAAAATTTAACGACAGGCTATCTATGAACCAGCTACCTCGCCGTGCGCTTTCGCGTTATGGTCTGACTTTTCAGGGAAATATCCTTTCAGTAAACTGTCAGTGCCGGATGCTCACCCGTGTCCGGCGCACGCACTCCACCTCACCCGTGGAGAACTCCTTAATCACCAACCCTCAGGAGGGTGAAATGTCGACTGAAAATGATGAAATCATTAACTCCCTGATACGCCAGATTAATAATTTTGATAAAGCATTGCAACATGCTGCGGCGCGTAGTGATATAACTCTTTTAGCAATTTCATTTCTTGCATCTGTTATGGATAAAAATGAAGTCGTACGACAGAGTCTTGTTGATTATATCGACTCGCTTCAACCCGGCACTTTCAATCATGAGAGCTTCAATCATGAGAAAGAGCATGTTAAGTCTGTAATTAATTCTCTTATTTTGAATCAAAAGAATTAATGCTTTTTGTTGCAAAGTAATTTTCAAGGGGTTCTATTCGAATCCCTTTCTTTTTCATTAACAAGCCAAACCCCTTATCAATGATGTCCATTAGATCCAGGAAGTATTTTTCATGTAAATCCTGGTTATCAGAGAGCTGCTTCTCTTCGTACAGCCCGATAAAGGCTCGGCGTACGTTACCGGATATATTGTCGATGGTTTCTTTTTCTACGGTACTCAGGTCAAGAGTCGCCAGTTGAGAGCGAACCACATTCGATGCCATTTCCTGGAATGGTACTGGTAAATCTTTAAATTCCATCGTCAACCTCATCAGTCAGTGTTTCTGGTTAACCAGCGACGCGCGCCAGCTTCAGTTTTAAACGTTTTGCTTCTGGTATATGTCATCGCGGTAAACGTGCCGTCCTGGTTGGGAAACACGCCGCATACCAGAGATTCGTTGTTGCCAAGCTCGATAGTATCCATGCTGACCTCATTTCCCCTTAACGCCGGGGTAGCGGAACAAAAACCTGCTGCATAGTTATTAAAGTTGAACCCTGCCGTCATGTTCTTACGCCTCGGGCTGGCTACTTAACCCCTGACCACTGCCTGGTAACTCGAGGTATTGCCCTGTATTGTGTGGGACGGGATGGGTTGGTATGGGAAAACTATAGGAAATGCCTAATTACTTGTCAATAGGCTATGCCTAATAATTTGGGCGCAACCTAATAGGTGATGGTTTGTGGGAGAGGTAGTAGGAGTTAACTAACGGGAACTAGGAATTTCCCGTCGGACCATATAAGTTTAAGTTCCTGTCTTGGTGATGTTCTGGCTTTTCCGTTTTGATTCTTGATTTTTCAGATAGTTAGCTACCTTCATTTCCATTGCGGCAATGTAGGCGCGAACGTCATGATCAACCCAACTAGGCTCCGTAGCATTTCCAGATAAGATGAAAGCCACAATTGCTCTTTTTTCATCAGAGGCGGCTTGATAAAGGCTGTTTATGTCTAAAAGTTCACTTTTTGTATCTGAAGTGGATGGGGTTGGTATGGGGTATTCGTTAAGCCCCCAATGCTCTGGACCAACCACATCAGAAAAGAAACGCCATAGTTCTGGAAGTTTGTCTTTACTTATCGAACCTTTCTTAATCCAGTCATGGATTGATGGTGGTTGGACTTTGAAATGACGTGCGATTTCCGCCTTTGATTTGACGGCTCCTGATGCAATTTTTTTGTTAATGGCCTGCTCTATCGCTCGGCCTAAGTCTTTACCACTAAGCATTGCTTAATAGTCTCCTATGCGCATCGCGTTAGGCAATCCCTACTCTCGATGTATTAGGCATAGCCTATTGACAATTTCATTAGGCTAAGCCTAATATTGTTGCGTGTTTTTTGGAGTTCATTCGATGAAAAAAGATAACTATTCATTCAAACGAGCTTGTGCTGTTGTCGGTGGGCAATCAGCAATGGCTAGGCTTTTAGGTGTATCTCCTCCAAGCGTAAATCAATGGATCAAAGGTGTACGTCAGTTACCTGCTGAGAGATGTCCTGCGATTGAACGAGCAACAAAAGGTGGTGTCCTGTGTGAAGAACTTCGTCCTGATGTTGATTGGACATACTTACGACGCTCGTCATGTTATTCGCAGAATATGTCGATGAAGCAACCAAATGACGAAAACGATCATACCCGAAGCATCAAGAGGCAAATGATTCATGAAAATCAAACATGAGCACATCCGCATGGCGATGAATGCCTGGGCATACCCTGATGGTGAGAAAGTTCCTGCAGCTGAAATAGCCCGGACTTATTTCGAACTGGGGATGACGTTCCCTGAACTGTACGACGACAGCCATCCGGAAGCCCTGGCCCGTAATACCCAGAAAATTTTCCGTTGGCTGGATAAAGACACCCCTGATGCTGTTGAAAAAATGCAGGCTCTGTTACCGGCGATCGAAAAGGCGATGCCGCCTTTGCTGGTGGCCCGTATGCGCAGCCACAGTTCTGAATATTACCGTGAGATCGTCGAACGGAGGGATCGGCTGGTGAAGGATGTCGATGATTTTGTTGCGTCAGCGGTTGTTTTGTATGACCAGATGAATCGCGGCGGCCCGGCAGGGAATGCTGTGGTGATGCACTAAAAGCACGGTGTTCGGGGGTTTTATGAGCAGCAAGCTTCATGGTCTTGTCTGGGAAGGGTGCGCCTTCACCGGCATGATCTTATCCAGGGTGGCGGTTATGGCCCGTCTTGCAGACTACAGCAATGACGAGGGCGTGTCATGGCCTGCCATTGAAACTATCCGGCGTCAGATCGGTGCAAGAAGTGAATCCACAGTGAAATCGGCTATTGCAGAACTGGCGAAAGAGGGCTGGCTGACGAAGGAAGAGCGTAAGGTCGGTGGGCGTAATGTAAGCAATATCTATCGGCTTAATGTGGAAAAACTCGAAGCAGCTGCGGCGGCGGCGCGTGAGTCATATAAACCGAAAAGAAAAATTAGCCCGGCAAAAAATGACCCGTTAACAGTTGACCCGTCAAATATTGCCCCCTCAACGGTTGACCCGTCAAATTTTGATGGATCAACTGTTGATAAAAAACTGCCGATTAGGGGGGCGATGATTGACCCCGATCCGTCAGTATTAAAACCTGATCCGTCAGATAAAAGATCTTCTTGTCCGGACGCTTCGCAACCGGACCCGCAGACGGCTGAACAGGATTTTTTAACCCGACACCCTGACGCGGTTGTGTTCAGTGCGAAAAAACGCCAGTGGGGAAGTCAGGAAGATTTGGTGTGCGCACAGTGGATCTGGGGACGAATCGTGAGTCTTTACGAGCAGGCGGCCAGCTATGATGGCGAGATCACTAGACCGAAAGAACCCAACTGGACAGCATGGGCCAATGACGTTCGCACAATGCGGATGCTGGATGGCAGAACTCACAGACAAATTTGTGAAATGTTTGGGCGTCTCCAGCGGGATTCGTTCTGGGTAAAAAACATCATGAGTCCGGCAAAACTCCGGGAAAAATGGGATGAACTGGTTATCCGCCTGGGGCGTTCGCCTGCGCAGCGTTGCGTGAATCACATTTCTGAACCGGACACTGAAATACCGCCGGGATTCAGGGGGTGACGTGTCATGAAAAACATTGCGGCAGTTGGGGTTCTTGAACGTATTCGCAGACTTGCACCACAGGGGTCGGTTCCACCGTACCGGACGGTGGAGGAGTGGCGGGAATGGCAACTTGCTGAAGGACGAAAACGCAGCGAGGAGATTAACCGCCAGAATCGCCAGTTGCGGGTGGAAAAAATCCTGAATCGTTCGGGCATCCAGCCTCTGCACAGCAAATGCTCGTTTGCAAATTATCAGGTGCAGAACGACGGGCAAAAATACGCGCTGAGCCAGGCCAAATCCATAGCTGACGAACTGATGACCGGGTGCACGAATTTTGTGTTCAGCGGTAAAACCGGCACCGGGAAAAATCACCTTGCAGCGGCGATGGGCAACCGGCTGATGGTGAAGGGGCGCAGCGTGATTATCGTCACCGTGTCTGACGTCATGAGCGTGTTGCATGACAGCTACGACAACGGCAAATCCGGGGAAAAATTTTTACAGGAGCTTTGCGGGGTTGATTTGCTGGTCCTGGATGAAATAGGCGTTCAGCGGGAGACGAAAAACGAGCAGGTGGTATTGCACCAGATAATTGATCGCCGGACAGCATCACTGTGCAGTGTCGGGATGTTAACAAACCTGAATCATGCCGCAATGAGTACGCTTCTTGGTGAGAGGATTATGGACCGCATGACCATGAACGGTGGTCGATGGGTGACGTTTAACTGGGATAGCTGGCGTCCAAATGTCAGCAATATGAGGGTTGTGAAGTAATTTTGTCCGGAGGAAATTTTAATGGAAACCGTATCTGACGCACTGAAAGCACTGAAAAAAGCCTCTTCACATGTGGTGGCAGCTCGCCTTGGAATCAGTCGTGAAGAGGCTGTCAACGAGCTGTGGGAACTCAAAAGAAAAGGCGTCGTTGATAAAACTGGTCACACCTGGTTTCTGGCTGGCGAAGGTGAATCCCGGGTAACCGAAGAGCGGCCAGTAAAATCTGAAGCACAGGATATGCTGACCGGGGAGGTCGAACAAAAAGTTACCGCAGACATGATGATTGAGTTTATCGGTCAGGATGGGGCTAAAACGTGTGAGGAACTGGCGGGGAAGTTCAGTGTCAGTACTCGCAAGGTTGCTTCCACGCTGGCGGTGGTAACCGCAACGGGGCGGCTGGCACGCGTTAATCAGAACGGTAAATTTCGTTACTGCATGCCGGGCGATAATTTACCAGCAGAGCCGAAAGCCGCGCTGGTAACGGAAAGTGATGGTAAGGCCTTTCCTCAGCCAGCAGGTGCTGCGTTACCAGTCCGGGAAGCCGCAACACAGGAAGAAATTAAAACAGAAACTGTGGCGGACATTGTGCAGCCGTTGCCATCGTTTACCGAAACGCAAGCAGATGAGCTGATTTTTCCGTCCCTTCGCAGGGCAAACCTGGCGCTGCGCAGGGCGAAAAGTGATGTTCAGAAGTGGGAGCGAGTCTGCGCCGCGCTGCGGGAGCTGAACAAGCACCGGGATATTGTTCGACAGATTACTGATTCTTCCCGCCGTGTTGTATCGGAAAAGTGATTGCCGGAGGCGCTTATGGCAAAAGTATTTACACAAGAAGAGCGGGAAAAAATTAAAGGGCAGGTTGTTGAACTTGTACGTCTGAGCGGTCGCGAGACGTTGCGGCAACTGGAAGCCAGGACAGGTGCGACAAGATATCTGATGAGTGTTCTCGCCAGAGAGCTGGTTGCCAGTGGCGATGTATACAACTCTGGTTACGGGTTATTCCCGTCTGAACAGGCGCGTAAGGACTGGCAAAATGCTCGCAAAAAACTCTCAAGGGCAAAGCTGAAGAAACCATCTGCGGTTGATCCGGACCTTATCTGGTCATTACCTGATGGAGAAATACGTCGTTATGACAGGCGTCAGAACATAATCTGTAGCGAGTGCCGGAAGAGCGAAGTTATGCAGCGCGTGCTGGCGTTCTATCGGCGACGTTTTAGGTAGCGTTACATTGAGCAAACGGTGCAGAATTGAAATAATAGCAATTCGGAAGTATGCCGCTACGATGATGGTTGAAAGCATAGGTAAGTTGACTGGGAAGGTTGTTACTGCAGTGAGCTCAGTCCGTGTATATAACCCATCATTGCCTGAAGGTGAGCAACAATCAGGTGCAACCGAAGTTAACGGCAAGAAGCTATGGCTGATAATGGTTCTGCAAATGCCAAACCGTTAGTGATTTCCGGAGAAACAATGTGGAAGGATATGGCAAAGGTAAAAAGTGTCTGTGAAAGATGCAAAATATCTAAACCATACATACAACCTCCTACCATGTAATAGTGTCGATGCCATTTCAATACACGGTAGCTCAGGAGAGGGACGAAAACAGCGGATACCCATTTATCAGTACTGGTTTCTCAATCCTCAGGTTTACCCAAAACTCAACACTAATCCAGCTGGTTATGTGAACCAGGTAAATTCTTTTGGTGTGAACCTCTTGAAGATGAAAGTTTTTTTGCTATGTTAGTCAAACATAAACTTCCCCTTTTTGAGCAAAAAATACTCTTTTAGAAGGATATTTAAATGGCGCGTCAATATGAAATGCAGATATCAAGGATGACAGTAGATAAATTAGGTGTGAAATTATATGACAGGGCTTATGCTGTTATAGCCGAATTAGTATCTAACAGTTACGATGCAGATGCGACTAATGTCACTATAAAAGCACCTATGGGCCAATACTTGGCTGTTAGACAGGATGGTGTTGTCAGGTCAAAAAATGTCACAATAGAAGTAGAAGATAATGGCGTCGGAATGGCGCCTGATGAACTACAGAACTTTTATTTGGTTGTTGGCAAAGAAAGACGTAAGGATCCAAAAAGAGGTGAAACCTCGAAGGTGTTTCACCGCAAAGTCATGGGACGGAAAGGCGTTGGGAAATTAGCACCTTTTGGTGTTTGTAAAAGGGTCGAGATTATAAGTGCCGGTGGGGAAAAAATCAGTCGTGATGGAAAGGAAGGGTATGAGGTTGCTCATATTCAGCTAGATAAAGAAAAAATAATGGATGATACTGCAGTGTCTTATAAACCGGAAACTGGGGATTTAGACGGCACACTAAGTGACAGGACCTATACTAAAATAATATTAAGTGATTTTGAATATAGAAAAATTAGCGAAATAAAAGATTTATCTCGGCAGCTTTCACAACGTTTTGGAGTGAAGAGTAAAAACTGGAATATTAAACTGATTGATACTTCGAAAACAAAGTCTAATCCTGACTATGAAGTTGAGGTCGGAGAGTTTACTGTTCCTGTTATGCCTAACTCTAAAATTGAATTTCGTTCCATGAGTGGAAGTATTGCGACAGATTCTTGTACGGATTTAAGTGATTATACGGCTTTTAATCCTGACGGCACGCGTTCATCAATTGTTAAGGCCGGTTTTGAACATGAAGGGAAAGCTTACCCGATATTAGGTTGGATTGCATACGCGAAAGAGCCTTATAAGGACGAGTTAATGGCAGGTGTTAGAATTTATTGCCGAGGTAAGTTTGCTGCGCAAACAGCAGTTTTTAATAGAAAAGCTGGTTTTACTGGAGAGCACTCTATACGTTCATATTTGGTAGGTGAGTTGCATGCTGACTGGTTAGACGAAAAAGAAGATCTTATCCAAACTGATAGAAGGGATATTCTATGGTCTGATGATTTAGGAACGCAATTTCAGAATTGGGGGCAAGAAGTTATTTTACTTGTGGGTAAAATAACTCGCGACCCCCTTAGAAATAATATGATGAATCAATTCTTCGAATTAGCGCAAGTGGAGGATAAGGTCGAGCAAGCATACCCTGGAGCCGGTCAAAAGGATATGCGAGCACAGGCTAAAAAAATAGCCAAGTTGTTGGGTAAATCTTTACGAGGTGATGAATTACATGATCCTGATGCACTCGAGAATTTAGTGCAGTTAAGTATTATGTTAGCACCATTACAATCCTTAGATGAGAAGTTAATAGAAGCTTCCAGTAAAGCGGATACACCGCTCAATGTTCTCAACGATATTTTAGCAACGGCTCAACTAGCTGAAACCGTTAGTTTTGGTCAAAAGGTCAAAAAGCGTCTTCAGATTATTGAGCGTCTCGAGTCTTTAAAAGACGCAAAGGATACAGCAGAAGATGAGTTACAAGATCTAATTGCATCCGCTCCGTGGCTAGTTAACCCTCAATGGGTCCCAGTTACAGCAAATAAAACGTTGTCCACGCTTAAAAGGGAATTTCAAAAATTTTATAAAAAGAAAACTGGTGAGGAGATATTTCTTATAGATTTTGATAAAAAAAATAAAAGACCAGACTTTGTATTGTTTAGTCAGGATGGAAAATTACAAATAATTGAAATAAAAAAGCCACATCATTATATTTCCAATGATGAAATGGATCGTATTATTAATTACTTCGAAACATTCGAGGAGTTTTTGAACGATGAGAGACATAATGATTTTAAATCAATAGCATCTGATTTTCACGTTACGCTGGTAAGTGATGGGGAGCGCTTGAGTGGGGCACGTCGTAAAGCTTATACTGCATACATCGAAGAAAAACGCCTAACACCCGTTGATTGGGCAGGGTTCTTGCTGAGGACAACTCAAACTCACCAAGAATTCTTGGATGAGGCAGAACAGTTGAAGTTGGGAAATAATGAGTGAGAAAACAGTGACCAGTTTGAATGCAGTTGACCTATTTAGCGGTGGTGGGGGACTAACCATGGGACTAAAAATGGCCGGGTTTGATGTCAAAGCTGCCGTTGAACTGGACGCACATGCCGCCGCTACTTTCCAAGCAAATCATCGTGAGACAAAACTCTTTGTTCAAGATATTCGGTTTGTAAAGGGGAGTGATATCCTAAATCTTATCCCTGAGCAACATTTAGATCTTTTATCTGCGTGCCCGCCATGTCAAGGATTTACTAGTCTCACTGCCAAGTATAAAAGGGAGGACCCTCGTAATTTATTGATTAACGAGATGTTACGGTTGGTTGAAGAAACCAATCCATCAGCAATCATGATGGAAAATGTTCCTGGATTAGCTTCCCGGGGAAATCATCTTCTTTCGCCAGTAATTGAGAGATTGAAAAAACTTGGTTACATAGTTAATTATGGAGTTTTGCAAGTAGCTGACTTTGGTGTACCACAGTTCAGAAAAAGGCTTGTTCTGTTGGCAGGAAAAGGATTTGCCATCCCATTGCCTGATGGATCACACTCTAAGGATGGAAGAGAGAAACCCAAATGGGTAACTGTTAAAGAAGCTATTGGAGATATGCCAAAACCCTTAACTCTTTCACAGGCTAAGAAGCAAGGGAAGTTTCCATTGTCGAGTTGGCATATTGTTAGGGATTTGTCTGAGATCAATATAAAGCGGTTACAAGCGGCTGTTCCAGGGATGTCTTGGGAGTGTATTCCCGAAGAACTCCGTCCAGATTGCCATAAAGGCGACTATAAAGGATTTAGTAATGTTTATGGTCGTATGCTTTGGGATGACGTATCGCCTACGATTACAGGTGGGTGCACAACTTTAAGCCGTGGGCGATATGGACATCCTGAGGATACGCGTACTATTTCTGTTCGAGAAGCTGCTAGACTACAGACTTTTCCTGATAACTATGTGTTTGATACAGCTTTGATGGATAAAGTATGCGTCATAATAGGAAATGCACTTCCATGCAAGTTTGCAGAGTATTTGGCTAACCACTGTAAAAATTATATTAATAAAGCAAGAACAGCTGGATTAATACCATAATTCTATATGTACAAAAAACCCGCTTCGGCGGGTTTTGTTTTTTCCTGGCATTCTGGTTTACAATACGCACGCCAGCCTGAACAACTGGCACCTGCTGCGCCAGCAGAGACAACCGATGGCGCACGATACCAAATTACACAATTCTAATGATTCTGCCGTCTTTGCCAGCAGGCGCGGACGGCGTTTTCACGTATTCAAATCAGACTGGTTCCAGCATCCTCCATGCACTGAAGAGCAGGCGGAATGGATAATTCAGTGTTACCGCAGGCGCGGATACGAGGTTAAGAAAGCCCTCAGCCTCGATTATCGTCACTGGATAATCTATGTCAGGCTCCCTTATTCCGAACGCCCACCGCGTCCGTCCCGCACATTCCAGCAACGCATCTGGAGGTAACGTGCGGGTATTACTTCGACCTGTTCTGGTACCGGAACTCGGGCTGGTGATCGTTAAGCCGGGCCGTGAATCCATGCCGGTATTCCACAATACCCGGGTACTGGTGGAGCCGGAACCGAAAAGCATGCGTAATCTGCCGTCCGGGGTCGTTCCTGCCGTTCGCCAGCCGCTGGCGGAGGATAAATCATTACTGCCATTTTTCAGCGACGAACGAGTGATTCGTGCTGCTGGTGGTGCTGGCGCATTGTCTGACTGGTTACTGCGCCATGTTAAATCCTGCCAGTGGCCACACGGCGATTATCACCACAGTGAAACCGTCATTCACCGTTATGGTACCGGCGCAATGGTGTTGTGCTGGCACTGCGACAACCAGCTGCGCGACCAGACCTCCGAATCACTCGGGCAACTTGCTCACCAAAACCTGTCTGCATGGATGATTGACGTCATACGCCATGCAATGAATGGCTCGCAGGAACGGGAATTATCGCTGGCTGAATTATCCTGGTGGGCGGTCCGCAATCAGGTGGCGGACGCGCTACCGGAAGCGGTATTACGTCGTTCGCTGGGGTTGCGTGCGGAAAAAATCCGCTCAATGTACCGTGAAAGCGACATCGTACCGGGAGAGCAGACCGCCACCAGCATACTGAAGCAGCGCACAAAAAATCTTGCGCCGCTGCTTCACGCCCACCAGCAACAGAACCCACCACAGGAAAAGACGGTGGTCAGCATTGCCGTTGATCCTGAGTCTCCGGAATCTTTCATGAAACGACCTAAACGTCGCCGCTGGGTTAACGAGAAATACACACGCTGGGTGAAGACACAGCCGTGTGCGTGTTGTGGTAAGCCAGCCGACGATCCCCATCACCTGATTGGTCATGGTCAGGGCGGAATGGGGACAAAATCTCACGATATTTTCACGCTACCGCTGTGTCGGGAGCATCACAACGAGCTTCATGCGGATCCGCTGGCGTTCGAAGAAAAGCATGGTTCTCAGGTTGATTTAATTTTTCGTTTTCTTGATCACGCCTTTGCAACTGGCGTGCTTGGGTAAAAGAGGTGACTGATGCTCATAGATTTGGTTTTACCTTACCCGCCGACGGTGAACACTTACTGGCGACGCCGTGGCAGCACATATTTTATCTCGGAGGAGGGAAAGCGTTATCGCCGGGCTGTGGCGCTTATTGTTCGCCAGCAGCAGCTGAAATTAAGCCTGTCCGGAAGGCTGGCGATAAAGGTGATTGCAGAGCCACCGGATAAGCGTCGTCGCGACCTGGACAATATCCTGAAAGCACCGCTGGATGCGCTGACGCATGCGGGAGTGTTAATGGACGATGAGCAGTTTGATGAAATCAATATCGTTCGTGGTCAGCCAGTATCTGGTGGACGTCTGGGGGTGAAGATTTACCCCATAATGCATTAAGAGCAGGTCAAAAAATGAAACTGGAAGATTTACCGAAATACTACTCCCCAAAATCCCCTGGCCTGACCGATGCATCGGCCTCAACGTCAAAAGATGCGCTGAGTATCACTGATGTGATGGCCGCGCAGGGCATGACACAGAATCGGGCTGAGATGGGTTTTTCTGCGTTCCTGGGGAAAATGGGCATCAGTATGAATGACAGGGCGCGGGCAACAGAATTACTGGCAGATTATGCACTCAGTCGGTGCGATCGTGTGGCGGCGTTGAGAAAACTTCCGGCAGAAATAAAACCGGTAGTGATGCGCATTATGGCTTCGTACGCTTTTGAGGATTATGCCCGCAGCGCAGCGAGTAAAAAGCAGTGCCCTTGTTGCTATGGGGAAAAATTTATTGAAAGCGTAGTTTTTACAAACAAGGTCCAGTATCCGGATGGTAAGCCGCCGGTATGGGCAAAGTGTACGAAAGGTGTGTATCCGTCTTACTGGGAAGAATGGAAAAAAGTCAGGGAGGTGGTAAAAGTTGCCTGTCCGGAGTGTGGCGGAAAGGGTGAGGTTTCCACCGCCTGTAAGGATTGCCGTGGGCGTGGTGTCGCCATTCACCGTGAAGAGTCGGTAAAACGTGGTATGCCTGTTATCAGAGACTGCCAGCGTTGTGGTGGTCGTGGCTATGAAAGACTACCATCAACGGAGGTATTTAATGCTATATGCGAGGTGACAAACCAGATAACACGCGCGTCATGGGAAAAAACAGTTAAGAAATTCTATGATGCGCTGGTGACCCGGTTTGATATTGAAGAAGCATGGGCTGAGCGGCAGTTAAAAAAGGTAACTAGGTAACAAGGTTGATTTTTCCGGAATCTGTGGTAAATTCGTCATAACGATGGGCTTTTTATGCCTGACGTTAGAAGAGTTTCTACAACCCGCCGCCGAGCGGGTTTTTTATTGCGGAATTAATTACGGACCGTTATTATTCTGCTCCCGGCCCTTTAGCTCAGTGGTGAGAGCGAGCGACTCATAATCGCCAGGTCGCTGGTTCAAATCCAGCAAGGGCCACCATCACATACCGCCATTAGCTCATCAGGAAAGAGCGCCAGCTTTCGAAGCTGGTTGCGCGGAGTTCGGGTCCCCGATGGTGGTCCATTATCGGTATTCTGCGTTGTTAGCTCAGCAGGACAGAGCAATTGCCTTCTAAGCAATCGGTCAGTGGTTCGAATCCAGTACAACGCGCCATATTCATTCTTCCAGATTCCTTCCGGCAGAGCCTTATACTGGAATATACCTGGCTCAGGATATTGTTGAAAATATTATATGTTTGTCAAAAATAAAAGTTCTGTTAAGTATTGATTGAGTGTTTGTTATACGGTCTAATGGTTTTTTCAGCATTAAATATTTATCATTCATATGGTGTGGGTAGAGTGAATATTGATGAGGCGTCGGGGTGTTTCATCCTTAGGCAGCGTATTGATATAGTCAATGCAGCACGAGCAAAGGCCTTCAGCCGTTTGACAGTTTTGTTTTGTACTCCTGATCGTCTTTCGGGAAGAGACGTTATTATTCTGAATAGTGATGCTATACAGAGGGTTAGCGATGAGTTCATGGTTGCTAATTCAGAATTATTTGCTCTTGTTCAGGAGTACAACAGAATAGCCAGGACCTGTGGTATGGATGAACTTCGGATTACTCATCTGGGGTAGATACATATCTGGATTATCACCTGTTACGGTAAAAAGTGATTGCTTACTGTTTTTGTGAATGGCATTGCAGCAGCCGGATAATGTCAGTGCTGGCTGACGGTGTGCTGGTGGCAGGTGTGGTGGTTGTTGCTTTTCCGTTGCTGAAAAAGAAAACGCCAGACTGTTCGCCGGGTATCAGTTAGCGGGAGAAATTTTTAAATACTTCACAATTCAGGCGGTTGACTGTTGTCTGGTTTGCGGGGAGTTTGTTAAAAGAAACTGGCATGGTGAATCCCCCTGTGCGGAGGGGCAATCAGCGAGTAGGTATATGGGATAATCGCGGATTCAGGTGCTGGTACTGAATTCACCGGGAGGCACCCGGCACCATGCAATGGCACATAGCGCCACTCTCCAGCCCCTCTCCGGAGGGGCTGTTTATATTGATTTTGTCAGATGTGAGTAAACTCCTTATGGACTTTGTTGTTTTAGTCCATAAGGACATATTTGCAGAGTGCAACGGTTATTAAAGCATTCATTCAATACGTTATCTGTATTTGTAGGGCATTCCTGGCTGTTTTTGATTAAATTCCAGAATGTTTTATTGAATGGTACTACGTTGTAAATGGTTACAGGTAGCACTTTGTTATTGAGCATGATGCCTGTGTGAGTCAGTGTAAATATACTTTCAGGAGGTAAGAAAGCATCCGATTGATACCAGATTATTAATTTTATTTTACTCCATATGACTGAAAAAGATATTCCGCATGATGGCTGGATAACTGTATCAATCACAATCCACTTCATTTGGTTTCCTTGTTTATGCCTTGCTGGTGATGTCCTGAAAAGTATAAATGATATTTTTGAATGTAAACCATAGAGCAGAATTATTTTTCTGATGTTGTTTATTGTTTATTTAAATGCAGGGTGGTTTATATCTCGTCTTGTAGTTTATCCATGCATATCTGCTTGATAATCAGGTTTTTATTTAAGGTATAGTTTTGTGTTTTTTCTGTATTACATGTCAGGTATTTTAAAGAATTATTTTTCAGATAGTGGAAAGAACCATGGCATTTAAACACTATGATGTTGTCAGGGCGGCGCCGCCGTCAGATCTTGCGGAAAAGCTAACACATAAACTGAAAGAGGGCTGGCAGCCGTTTGGTAGTCCGGTGGCCATAACCCCTTATACCCTGATGCAGGCGATTGCAGCAGAAGGTGATGTGGTGGTCAGTGGTGCAACTGAGCCGGAGTGATACTACGTCATCGTACTGGCCCGGCATTCCAGGCCATAAAAGACAGTCTGGCAGTGGGACTAAATGCACTGACGCTGACGGATATTACCAAAAATGCAACGTATGGCGTTGAGATAGAAAGTCTGGCGCTGGAGATAAATGCACCGGCATCATCATAAAAAGTGAGCCAGTCAAATGGAAGGTATCGTTAAACTCACCGGTAGTGTCAGTGGGTCGTCTGAGACGCTTGCATGAGTTATCAGAGCCATCAGTAGTTAACTGGTGGCTTTTTTATTGTTGTCAGCTTCCGGATAACGGGAGACGGGGTATGGACCAGATGGAAAAAATCACAACAGGTGTGTCATACACCACGTCAGCGGTGGGAACGGGCTACTGGTTCCTGCAGTTGCTGGACAGGGTTTCCCCGTCTCAGTGGGCGGCAATAGGCGTGCTGGGAAGTCTGCTGTTTGGGCTGCTGACATATCTGACTAACCTGTATTTCAAAATCAGAGAGGACCGTCGTAAGGCGGCACGGGGAGAGTAATTCAATGACTCAAAACTATGAACTGATTGTGAAAGGGATCCGCAATTTTGAGAATAAAGTTACGGTAACTTTAGCGTTACGGGACAAAAAACGCTTTGACGGTGAAATTTTAGACCTGGACATCTCGCTGGACCGTGTTGAAGGTGCCGCGCTGGAGTTTTATGAGGCAGCAGCCAGAAGGAGCATCAGACAGGTCTTCCTGGATGTTGCTGCCGGGTTATGTGAAGGGGATGAGCAGTCACCGGAAAAGCGCCCCATAATTTTAGAGGCGCAGGGTGTGTGGATAACCTACAAAGGAAAACTGCCGGGAAGAATTACTGGTTCACTGAAGACTCCGCCGAAATGGTAATTTCACCAGCATATTTTTCTTCCAGTAATACCGCCAGCCACTTGAAAGAATTTTGTTGTTGCTGGGACCATTTGGGGTTGAGTGATTCAAGCTGGAGCGATGCCAGTGTTGGTTGCATTTGTTCCTTGGGAATTGAGAATGCCAGATATGAAAATGCGACAGTAAGGGCATTTACATCATCCCGAAGCTTGGAAATGCAGTCGAGCAACTCCTGTAGAGAAATGGTGCTATTGTCCATAAACAATCCTCTCTATTGTATTTAACTATTCCTTGCCTGATTCAACAGGCCGGGACAGATAAACATATCCAGGGTTCAGAAACCGATAAATCCTGATAAATATCCATGAACGCAAAAATCAGATACGGCCTGTCGGCTGCCGTTCTGGCACTGATTGCCGTCGGTGCGCCTGCGCCTGATATTCTCGACCAGTTTCTGGATGAAAAAGAAGGTAACCACACAACGGCATACCGCGATGGTTCCGGTATATGGACCATCTGTCGTGGTGCCACAATGGTGGATGGTAAGCCCGTCATACCGGGAATGAGGCTGTCGAAGGAAAAATGCGACCAGGTTAACGCTATTGAACGTGATAAGGCGCTGGCATGGGTGGAGCGCAATATTAAAGTACCACTGACCGAACCACAGAAAGCGGGTATAGCGTCATTCTGTCCCTATAACATTGGCCCCGGTAAGTGTTTCCCGTCGACGTTTTATAAGCGGCTGAATGCCGGTGATCGTAAGGGCGCATGCGAGGCGATTCGCTGGTGGATAAAAGATGGTGGGCGCGATTGCCGCATACGTTCAAATAACTGCTATGGACAGGTTATTCGTCGTGACCAGGAAAGCGCATTAGCCTGTTGGGGGATAGATCAGTGAGCAGAGTCGCAGCGATTATTTATACTCTGGTTATCTGCACCATCGTCTGCCTGTCATGGGCTGTTAATCATTACCGCGATAACGCCATTACCTACAAAGCCCAGCGCGACAAAAATGTCAGAGAACTGAAGCTGGCGAACGCGGCAATTACTGACATGCAGATGCGTCAGCGTGATGTTGCTGCGCTCGATGCAAAATACACGAAGGAGTTAGCTGATGCGAAAGCTGAAAATGATGCTCTTCTGCGGAAGCTTGATAATGGTGGCAGGGTGCTCGTCAAAGGAAAATGCCCTGTGCCATCCTCAGCCGAAACCTCCAGCGCCTCCGGCATGGGCAATGATGCCACCGTCGAACTCTCTCCAGTTGCTGGACGAAACGTTCTCGATATCCGGGACGGAATTATCCGCGACCAAACAGCACTGAGAACGCTTCAGGAATACATTAGGACGCAATGCCTTCGATGATAGCAATAATTTTACTCATCATCCTTCACATCTGGCTCTGTAGACAGGGTGGTGATCACTTCTGGAGTAAATCCAGATTAAACATCTCATTGCTGATGCTTGATATTGAGCATCTGGCGCGCAGTAAGGGGCTGCGTTGAGATAAGAGCCAGTTCATTACAAATACCAGGATTTAGCCTCGCATTCGCGGGGCTTTTTATATCTGAATTTCACAGCGCATCTCACGCGCATATTAACGAGAGCCTTTCAGTAAGCGAGCCTGAGAAATGCCGTTATAGGTGGCGACCTCTCTCGGGCGGCTTTTCTGTGAGACAGGCTCACTTTCTAAAAGGTAAAGACGCTATGAATAATCATTCAGTTATTCCAGCCTTCGACTTCCGAGAAATGGTGCAAGCCAAAAACGGAGAGGTCGTTACCACATCCAGAAAAATTGCCAAGTACTTCGGCAAGCGACACGGTGATGTTCTCAGGAAAATCGAGCAGGTTAAGGCTGATTGCTCGCGTGAGTTTAGCCAACGCAATTTTGCGTCGGCTGATTATATCGATGAGCAGGGCAAGGTTCGCCCGATGTACAGCCTGACGAAAGATGGCTGGATCATGGTTGTGATGGGGTTCACCGGGAAAGCTGCTGCGGCAATCAAGGAGAGCTATATCGCAGCATTCAACTGGATGGCAGAGCAACTGAGCCGCCGCATGGCAATTGGCGAAGAAATGCAGCACCGCTACGCCACCAAAGAAACACGCTCAAAGCTGAAAGGTACGATCGGCAGTCGGTTAATGAACGAACGGAAGAAAGAGAAGCGTGTCCTGGCTGTCGAGCATGAATACATCTTGCAGGTGACACAGCCTGAACTGCTGATTAATTGAAGATGTCATTACAAAGCCTATCTACGGGGGGCTTGATAATGGCTTATACCCTGCACGGGATAACTTAACTGATATCCCTTTTAACGGATAAAGGTATTCAAGCCTGACACATCATGCGCTGTATCGTCGCCGTATTCCCGCATTAACCATGACCGTAGCCCGACGGGGAATTCCTTCTGCGTGAGTGTGCGGGAATAATCAAAAACGATGCACACCGGGTTATTAACGCGTCAACTGAACGCGGGGTTGCTCTTCATGTCAGCCAGTCCGGTGCAGGGGTAGAAGAAACCGGACGTTATGGTTTAGTGTGGAAACATTTGTGATGTGCTCTGTATGTTTTCAGTAAAGAGTAATGAATTATCAAAGGTATAGTAATATCTTTTTTGTTCGTGGATATTTGTAACCCACCGAAAAACTCCTGCTTTAGCAAGGTTTCTTCTGTATTCCTGAAATGTGATCTCTCTGGATTTCAGCTTATTAGAGGTCGTTTCTATAAGATGCCTATCCTTTGAAAATTTGACAGACACAATGTTTTTTAGGCCCTTTAATAACACTGTATTATCATTTTTTAATACAATATGAACATTCTCTGTGGCTAAATAGTAAATGTAATGTGAGACATTGTGACGTTTTAGCTCAGAATAAAACCATTGATAGTTTAAATCGTTTCGAACTTTATCAAATATTTGTTTAAAAATGACTACCTGATCCATAGATAAACCTTCCATGTGATATGAGGGGGCGTAGTCTGCACGATTATCTAAATTGCTTCAATCTGGTCTGACCTGTTTTCTGAGCAATTCAGTAATGTCACTCTTTTCTTTGTTTGCTTCAGGAGAAACTCTTTTTTCTGAGCACAGTCTCCGGCGGCAGGCTTCAATGACCCAGGCTGAGAAATTCCCGGACCCTTTTTGATCAAGAGCGATGTTAATTTGTTCAATCATTTGGTTAGGAAAGCGGATGTTGCGGGTTGTTGTTCTGCGGGTTTTGTTCTTCGTTGACATGAGGTTGCCCCGTATTCAGTGTCGCTGATTTGTATTGTCTGAAGTTGTTTTTACGTTAAGTTGATGCAGATCAATTAATACGATACCTGCGTCATAATTGATTATTTGACGTGGTTTGATGGCGTAGATGCACGTTGTGACATATAGATGATAATTATTATCATTTTGCGGGTCCTTTCCGGCGATCCGACAGGTTACGGGGCGGCGACCTCGCGGGTTTTCGCTATTTATGAAAATTTTCCGGTTTAAGGCGTTTCTGTTCTTCTTCGTCATAACTTAATGTTTTTATTTAAAATACCCTCTGAAAAGAAAGGAAACGACAGGTGCTGAAAGCGAGCTTTTTGGCCTCTGTCGTTTCCTTTCTCTGTTTTTGTCCGTGGAATGAACAATGGAAGTCAACAAAAAGCAGCTGGCTGACATTTTCGGTGCGAGTATCCGTACCATTCAGAACTGGCAGGAACAGGGAATGCCCGTTCTGCGAGGCGGTGGCAAGGGTAATGAGGTGCTTTATGACTCTGCCGCCGTCATAAAATGGTATGCCGAAAGGGATGCTGAAATTGAGAACGAAAAGCTGCGCCGGGAAGTTGAAGAACTGCGGCAGGCCAGCGAGACAGATCTCCAGCCAGGGACTATTGAGTACGAACGCCATCGACTTACGCGTGCGCAGGCCGACGCACAGGAGCTGAAAAATGCCAGAGACTCCGCTGAAGTGGTGGAAACCGCATTCTGTACTTTCGTGCTGTCGCGGATCGCAGGTGAAATTGCCAGTATTCTCGACGGGATCCCCCTGTCGGTGCAGCGGCGTTTTCCGGAACTGGAAAACCGACATGTTGATTTCCTGAAACGGGATATCATCAAAGCCATGAACAAAGCAGCCGCGCTGGATGAACTGATACCGGGGTTGCTGAGTGAATATATCGAACAGTCAGGTTAACAGGCTGCGGCATTTTGTCCGCGCCGGGCTTCGCTCACTGTTCAGGCCGGAGCCACAGACCGCCGTTGAATGGGCGGATGCCAGTTACTATCTCCCGAAAGAATCCGCATACCAGGAAGGGCGCTGGGAAACACTGCCCTTTCAGCGGGCCATCATGAATGCGATGGGCAGCGACTACATCCGTGAGGTGAATGTGGTGAAGTCTGCCCGTGTCGGTTATTCCAAAATGCTGCTGGGTGTTTATGCCTACTTTATAGAGCATAAGCAGCGCAACACCCTTATCTGGTTGCCGACGGATGGTGATGCCGAGAACTTTATGAAAACCCACGTTGAGCCGACCATCCGCGATATTCCGTCGCTGCTGGCGCTGGCTCCGTGGTATGGCAAAAAGCACCGGGATAACACGCTCACTATGAAGCGTTTTTCCAATGGTCGTGGCTTCTGGTGCCTGGGCGGTAAAGCGGCAAAAAACTACCGTGAAAAGTCGGTGGATGTGGCGGGTTATGATGAACTTGCTGCCTTTGATGAGGATATTGAACAGGAAGGCTCTCCGACGTTCCTTGGCGACAAACGTATTGAAGGCTCGGTCTGGCCAAAGTCCATCCGTGGCTCCACGCCCAAAGTGAGAGGCACCTGCCAGATTGAGCGTGCAGCCAGTGAATCCCCGCATTTTATGCGTTTTCATGTTGCCTGCCCGCACTGCGGGGAGGAGCAGTATCTTAAATTTGGCGACAAAGAGACGCCGTTTGGCCTCAAATGGACGCCGGATGACCCCTCCAGCGTGTTTTATCTCTGCGAGCATAATGCCTGCGTCATCCGCCAGCAGGAGCTGGACTTTACTGATGCCCGTTATATCTGCGAAAAGACCGGGATCTGGACCCGTGATGGCATTCTCTGGTTTTCGTCATCCGGTGAAGAGATTGAGCCGCCGGACAGTGTGACCTTTCACATCTGGACGGCGTACAGCCCGTTCACCACCTGGGTGCAGATTGTCAAAGACTGGATGAAGACGAAAGGGGATACGGGAAAACGTAAAACCTTCGTGAACACCACGCTCGGTGAGACATGGGAAGCGAAAATTGGCGAACGTCCGGATGCTGAGGTGATGGCGGAGCGGAAAGAGCATTATTCAGCGCCCGTTCCTGACCGTGTGGCTTACCTGACCGCCGGTATCGACTCCCAGCTGGACCGCTACGAAATGCGCGTATGGGGATGGGGGCCGGGTGAGGAAAGCTGGCTGATTGACCGGCAGATTATTATGGGCCGCCACGACGATGAACAGACGCTGCTGCGTGTGGATGAGGCCATCAATAAAACCTATACCCGCCGGAATGGTGCAGAAATGTCGGTATCCCGTATCTGCTGGGATACTGGCGGGATTGACCCGACCATTGTGTATGAACGCTCGAAAAAGCATGGGCTGTTCCGGGTGATCCCCATTAAAGGGGCATCCGTCTACGGAAAGCCAGTGGCCAGCATGCCACGTAAGCGAAACAAAAACGGGGTTTACCTTACCGAAATCGGTACGGATACCGCGAAAGAGCAGATTTATAACCGCTTCACACTGACGCCGGAAGGGGATGAACCGCTTCCCGGTGCCGTTCACTTCCCGAATAACCCGGATATTTTTGATCTGACCGAAGCGCAGCAGCTGACTGCTGAAGAGCAGGTCGAAAAATGGGTGGATGGCAGGAAAAAAATACTGTGGGACAGCAAAAAGCGACGCAATGAGGCGCTCGACTGCTTCGTTTATGCGCTGGCGGCGCTGCGCATCAGTATTTCCCGCTGGCAGCTGGATCTCAGTGCACTGCTGGCGAGCCTGCAGGAAGAGGATGGTGCAGCAACCAACAAGAAAACACTGGCAGATTACGCCCGTGCCTTATCCGGAGAGGATGAATGACGCGACAGGAAGAACTTGCCGCTGCCCGTGCGGCACTGCATGACCTGATGACAGGAAAACGGGTGGCAACGGTACAGAAAGACGGACGGCGAGTGGAGTTTACGGCCACTTCCGTGTCTGACCTGAAAAAATACATTGCGGAGCTGGAAGTGCAGACCGGCATGACACAGCGACGCAGGGGACCTGCAGGATTTTATGTATGAAAACGCCCACCATTCCCACCCTTCTGGGGCCGGACGGCATGACATCGCTGCGTGAATATGCCGGTTATCATGGCGGTGGCAGCGGATTTGGTGGGCAGTTGCGGGCGTGGAATCCACCGGGTGAAAGTGTGGATGCAGCCCTGCTGCCCAACTTTACCCGTGGCAATGCCCGCGCAGACGATCTGGTGCGCAATAACGGCTATGCCGCCAACGCCATCCAGCTGCATCAGGATCATATCGTCGGGTCTTTTTTCCGGCTCAGTCATCGCCCAAGCTGGCGCTATCTGGGCATCGGGGAGGAAGAAGCCCGTGCCTTTTCCCGCGAGGTTGAAGCGGCATGGAAAGAGTTTGCCGAGGATGACTGCTGCTGCATTGACGTTGAGCGAAAACGCACGTTTACCATGATGATTCGGGAAGGTGTGGCCATGCACGCCTTTAACGGTGAACTGTTCGTTCAGGCCACCTGGGATACCAGTTCGTCGCGGCTGTTCCGGACACAGTTCCGGATGGTCAGCCCGAAGCGCATCAGCAACCCGAACAATACCGGCGACAGCCGGAACTGCCGTGCCGGTGTGCAGATTAATGACAGCGGCGCGGCGCTGGGATATTACGTCAGCGAGGACGGGTATCCTGGCTGGATGCCGCAGAAATGGACATGGATACCCCGTGAGTTACCCGGCGGGCGCGCCTCGTTCATTCACGTTTTTGAACCCGTGGAGGACGGGCAGACCCGCGGTGCAAATGTGTTTTACAGCGTGATGGAGCAGATGAAGATGCTCGACACGCTGCAGAACACGCAGCTGCAGAGCGCCATTGTGAAGGCGATGTATGCCGCCACCATTGAAAGTGAGCTGGATACGCAGTCAGCGATGGATTTTATTCTGGGCGCGAACAGTCAGGAGCAGCGGGAAAGGCTGACCGGCTGGATTGGTGAAATTGCCGCGTATTACGCCGCAGCGCCGGTCCGGCTGGGAGGCGCAAAAGTACCGCACCTGATGCCGGGTGACTCACTGAACCTGCAGACGGCTCAGGATACGGATAACGGCTACTCCGTGTTTGAGCAGTCACTGCTGCGGTATATCGCTGCCGGGCTGGGTGTCTCGTATGAGCAGCTTTCCCGGAATTACGACCAGATGAGCTACTCCACGGCACGGGCCAGTGCGAACGAGTCGTGGGCGTACTTTATGGGGCGGCGAAAATTCGTCGCATCCCGTCAGGCGAGCCAGATGTTTCTGTGCTGGCTGGAAGAGGCCATCGTTCGCCGCGTGGTGACGTTACCTTCAAAAGCGCGTTTCAGCTTTCAGGAAGCCCGCAGTGCCTGGGGGAACTGCGACTGGATAGGCTCAGGTCGTATGGCCATCGATGGTCTGAAAGAAGTTCAGGAAGCGGTGATGCTGATAGAAGCCGGACTGAGCACCTACGAGAAAGAGTGCGCAAAACGCGGCGACGACTATCAGGAAATTTTTGCCCAGCAGGTCCGTGAAACGATGGAGCGCCGCGCGGCTGGTCTTAAACCGCCCGCCTGGGCGGCTGCGGCATTTGAATCCGGGCTGCGACAATCAACAGAGGAGGAGAAGAGTGACAGCAGAGCTGCGTAATCTCCCGCATATTGCCAGTATGGCCTTTAATGAGCCGCTGATGCTTGAACCCGCCTATGCGCGGGTTTTCTTTTGTGCGCTTGCAGGCCAGCTTGGGATCAGCCGCCTGACGGATGCGGTGTCCGGCGACAGCCTGACTGCCCAGGAGGCACTCGCGACGCTGGCATTATCCGGTGATGATGACGGACCACGACAGGCCCGCAGTTATCAGGTCATGAACGGCATCGCCGTGCTGCCGGTGTCCGGCACGCTGGTCAGCCGGACGCGGGCGCTGCAGCCGTACTCGGGGATGACCGGTTACAACGGCATTATCGCCCGTCTGCAACAGGCTGCCAGCGATCCGATGGTGGACGGCATTCTGCTCGATATGGACACGCCCGGCGGGATGGTGGCGGGGGCATTTGACTGCGCTGACATCATCGCCCGTGTGCGTGACATAAAACCGGTATGGGCGCTTGCCAACGACATGAACTGCAGTGCAGGTCAGCTGCTTGCCAGCGCCGCCTCCCGGCGTCTGGTCACGCAGACCGCCCGGACAGGCTCCATCGGCGTCATGATGGCTCACAGTAATTACGGTGCTGCGCTGGAGAAACAGGGCGTGGAAATCACGCTGATTTACAGCGGCAGCCATAAGGTGGATGGCAACCCCTACAGCCATCTACCGGATGATGTCCGGGAAACACTGCAGTCCCGGATGGATGCAACCCGCCGGATGTTTGCACAGAAGGTGTCGGCATATACCGGCCTGTCCGTGCAGGCTGTGCTGGATACCGAGGCTGCAGTGTACAGCGGTCAGGAGGCCATTGATGCCGGACTGGCTGATGAACTTGTGAACAGTACCGATGCGATCACCGTCATGCGTGATGCACTGGATGCACGTAAATCCCGTCTCTCAGGAGGGCGAATGACCAAAGAGACTCAATCAACAACTGTTTCAGCCACTGCTTCGCAGGCTGACGTTACTGGCGTGGTGCAAGCGACGGAGGGCGAGAACGCCAGCGCTGCGCAGCCGGACGTGAACGCGCAGATCACCGCAGCGGTTGCGGCAGAAAACAGCCGCATTATTGGGATCCTCAACTGTGAGGAGGCTCACGGACGCGAAGAACAGGCACGCGTGCTGGCAGAACCCCCCGGTATGACCGTGGAAACGGCCCGCCGCATTCTGGCCGCAGCACCACAGAGTGCACAGGCGCGCAGTGACACTGCGCTGGATCGTCTGATGCAGGGGGCACCGGCACCGCTGGCTGCAGGTAACCCGGCATCTGATGCCGTTAACGATTTGCTGAACACACCAGTGTAAGGGATGTTTATGACGAGCAAAGAAACCTTTACCCATTACCAGCCGCTGGGCAACAGTGACCCGGCTCATACCGCAACCGCGCCCGGCGGATTGAGTGCGAAAGCGCCTGCAATGACCCCGCTGATGCTGGACACCTCCAGCCGTAAGCTGGTTGCGTGGGATGGCACCACCGACGGTGCTGCCGTTGGCATTCTTGCGGTTGCTGCTGACCAGACCAGCACCACGCTGACGTTCTACAAGTCCGGCACGTTCCGTTATGAGGATGTGCTCTGGCCGGAGGCTGCCAGCGACGAGACGAAAAAACGGACCGCGTTTGCCGGAACGGCAATCAGCATCGTTTAACTTTACCCTTCATCACTAAAGGCCGCCTGTGCGGCTTTTTTTACGGGATTTTTTTATGTCGATGTACACAACCGCCCAACTGCTGGCGGCAAATGAGCAGAAATTTAAGTTTGATCCGCTGTTTCTGCGTCTCTTTTTCCGTGAGAGCTATCCCTTCACTACGGAGAAAGTCTATCTCTCACAAATTCCGGGACTGGTAAACATGGCGCTGTACGTTTCGCCGATTGTTTCCGGTGAGGTTATCCGTTCCCGTGGCGGCTCCACCTCTGAATTTACGCCGGGATATGTCAAACCCAAGCATGAAGTGAATCCGCAGATGACCCTGCGTCGCCTGCCGGATGAAGATCCGCAGAATCTGGCGGACCCGGCTTACCGCCGCCGTCGCATCATCATGCAGAACATGCGTGACGAAGAGCTGGCCATTGCTCAGGTCGAAGAGATGCAGGCAGTTTCTGCCGTGCTCAAGGGCAAATACACCATGATCGGTGAAGCCTTCGATCCGGTTGAGGTGGATATGGGCCGCAGTGCGGCGAACAACATCACGCAGTCCGGCGGCACGGAGTGGAGCAAGCGTGACAAGTCCACGTATGACCCGACCGACGATATCGAAGCCTACGCGCTGAACGCCAGCGGCGTGGTGAATATCATCGTGTTTGACCCGAAAGGCTGGGCGCTGTTCCGTTCCTTCAAAGCCGTCAGGGAGAAGCTGGATACCCGTCGCGGCTCTCATTCCGAACTGGAGACAGCGGTAAAAGACCTGGGCAAAGCGGTGTCCTATAAGGGGATGTATGGCGATGTGGCCATCGTCGTGTATTCCGGACAGTACGTGGAAAACGGCGTCAAAAAGAACTTCCTGCCGGACAACACGATGGTGCTGGGTAACACTCATGCACGCGGTCTGCGCACCTATGGCTGTATTCAGGATGCGGATGCATTGAGTGAGGGTATTAATGCGTCTCCCCGTTATCCGAAAAACTGGAAGACATCCGGCGATCCGGCGCGAGAGTTCACCATGATTCAGTCAGCACCGCTGATGCTGCTGGCTGATCCTGATGAGTTCGTGTCCGTTCAACTGGCGTAATCATGGCCCTTAGGGGCCATTTTCTCTCTGTGGAGGAGTCCATGACGAAAGATGAACTGATTGCCCGTCTCCGGTCGCTGGGTGAGCAACTGAACCGTGATGTCAGCCTGACGGGGACGAAAGAAGAACTGGCGCTCCGTGTGGCAGAGCTGGAAGAGGAGCTTGATGACACGGATGACGGAGCCGGTCAGGACTCGTCTGTCAGCCCGGAAAATGCGCTGACCGGACATGAAAATGAGGTGGTATCAGCACAGACGGATACCGTGACTGATACGGCTGCTCTGGTCACGGTTGTGGCACTGGTGACGCTGCATACCGATGCACTTCACGCCACGCGGGATGAACCTGTGGCATTTGTGCTGCCGGGAACGGCGTTTCGTGTCTCTGCCGGTGTGGCAGCCGAAATGACAGAGCGCGGCCTGGCCAGAATGCAATAACGGGAGGCGCTGTGGCTGATTTCGATAACCTGTTCGATGCTGCCATTGTCCGCGCCGATGAAACGATACGCGGGTACATGGGAACGTCAGCCACCATGACATCCGGTGAGCAGTCCGGCGCAGTAATACGTGGTGTTTTTGATGACCCTGAAAATATCAGCTATGCCGGACAGGGCGTGCGCGTTGAAGGCTCCAGCCCGTCCCTGTTTGTCCGGACTGATGATGTGCGGCAGCTGCGGCGTGGAGACACGCTGACCATCGGTGAGGAAAACTTCTGGATAGACCGGGTTTCGCCGGATGATGGTGGAAGCTGTCATCTCTGGCTTGGGCGGGGCGTACCGCCTGCCGTTAACCGTCGCCGCTGAAAGGGGGGATGTATGGCCATAAAAGGTCTTGAGCAGGCCATTGAAAACCTCAGCCGTATCAGCAAAACGGCGGTGCCTGGTGCCGCCGCAATGGCCATTAACCGCGTTGCGTCATCCGCGATATCGCAGTCTGCGTCACAGGTTGCCCGTGAGACAAAGATACGCCGGAAACTGGTAAAGGAAAGGGCCAGGCTGAAAAGGGCCACGGTCAAAAATCCGCAGGCCAGAATCAAAGTTAACCGGGGGGATTTGCCCGTAATCAGGCTGGGTAACGCGCGGGTTGTCCTGTCCCGCCGCAGGCGTCGTAAAAAGGGGCAGCGTTCATCCCTGAAAGGTGGCGGCAGCGTGCTTGTGGTGGGAAACCGTCGTATTCCCGGCGCGTTTATTCAGCAACTGAAAAATGGCCGGTGGCATGTCATGCAGCGTGTGGCCGGGAAAAACCGTTACCCCATTGATGTGGTGAAAATCCCGATGGCGGTGCCGCTGACCACGGCGTTTAAACAGAATATTGAGCGGATACGGCGTGAGCGTCTTCCGAAAGAGCTGGGCTATGCGCTGCAGCATCAACTGAGGATGGTAATAAAGCGATGAAACATACTGAACTCCGTGCAGCCGTACTGGATGCACTGGAGAAGCATGACACCGGGGCGACGTTTTTTGATGGTCGCCCCGCTGTTTTTGATGAGGCGGATTTTCCGGCAGTTGCCGTTTATCTCACCGGCGCTGAATACACGGGCGAAGAGCTGGACAGCGATACCTGGCAGGCGGAGCTGCATATCGAAGTTTTCCTGCCTGCTCAGGTGCCGGATTCAGAGCTGGATGCGTGGATGGAGTCCCGGATTTATCCGGTGATGAGCGATATCCCGGCACTGTCAGATTTGATCACCAGTATGGTGGCCAGTGGCTATGACTACCGGCGCGACGATGATGCGGGCCTGTGGAGTTCAGCCGATCTGACGTATGTCATTACCTATGAAATGTGAGGACGATATGCCTGTACCAAATCCAGCAATACCGGTGAAAGGTGCCGGAACCACCCTGTGGGTTTATAACGGGAGCGGCGACCCTTATGCGAACCCGCTTTCAGACGTTGACTGGTCGCGCCTGGCTAAAGTTAAAGACCTGACGCCCGGCGAACTGACCGCTGAGTCCTATGACGACAGTTATCTCGATGATGAAGATGCGGACTGGACCGCGACCGGGCAGGGACAGAAATCCGCCGGAGATACCAGCTTCACGCTGGCGTGGATGCCTGGAGAGCAGGGGCAGCAGGCGCTGCTGGCGTGGTTTAATGAAGGTGATACCCGTGCCTATAAAATCCGCTTCCCGAACGGCACGGTCGATGTGTTCCGTGGCTGGGTGAGCAGTATCGGTAAGGCGGTGACGGCGAAGGACGTGATCACCCGTACGGTGAAGGTCACCAATGTGGGCCGTCCGTCAATGGCAGAAGATCGCAGTACGGTGACGGCGGCAACCGGTATGACTGTGACGCCTGCCAGCTCCTCGGTGGTGAAAGGGCAGAGCACCACGCTGACCGTGGCATTCCAGCCGGAGGGCGCAACTGACAAGAGCTTCCGTGCGGTGTCAGCGGATAAAACAAAAGCCACCGTGTCGGTCAGTGGTATGACCATCACCGTGAACGGCGTTGCTGCAGGCAAGGTCAACATTCCGGTTGTATCCGGTAATGGTGAGTTTGCTGCGGTTGCAGAAATTACCGTCACCGCCAGTTAATCCGGAGAGTCAGCGATGTTCCTGAAAACCGAATCATTTGAACATAACGGTGTGACCGTCACGCTTTCTGAACTGTCAGCCCTACAGCGTATTGAGCATCTCGCCCTGATGAAACGGCAGGCAGAACAGGCGGAGTCAGACAGCAACCGGAAGTTTACTGTGGAAGACGCCATCAGAACCGGCGCTTTTGTGGTGGCGATGTCCCTGTGGCATAACCATCCGAAGAAGACGCAGATGCCGTCCATGAATGAAGCCGTTAAACAGATTGAGCAGGAAGTGCTTACCACCTGGCCTACAGAGGCAATTTCTCATGCTGAAAACGTGGTGTACCGGCTGTCCGGAATGTATGAGTTTGTGGTGAATGATGCCCCTGACCAGACAGAGGACGCCGGGCCTGCAGAGCCTGTTTCTGCGGGAAAGTGTTCGACGGTGAGCTGAGTTTTGCCCTGAAACTGGCGCGAGAGATGGGGCGACCTGACTGGCGCGCCATGCTTGCCGGGATGTCATCCACGGAGTATGCCGACTGGCACCGCTTTTACAGTACCCATTATTTTCATGATGTTCTGCTGGATATGCACTTTTCCGGGCTGACGTACACTGTGCTCAGCCTGTTTTTCAGCGATCCGGATATGCATCCGCTGGATTTCAGTTTGCTGAACCGGCGTGAGGATGACGAAGAGCCTGAAGATGATGTGCTGATGCAGAAAGCGGCAGGGCTTACCGGAGGCGTCCGCTTTGACCCGGACGGAAATGAAGTTATCCCCGCTTCCCCGGATATGGCGGGCATGACGGAGGATGACGTAATGCTGATGACAGTATCAGAAGGGATCGCAGGAGGAGTCCGGTATGGCTGAACCGGTAGGCGATCTGGTCGTTGATTTAAGTCTGGATGCGGCCAGATTTGACGAGCAGATGGCCAGAGTCAGGCGTCATTTTTCCGGTACGGAAAGTGATGCGAAAAAAACAGCGGCAGTCGTTGAACAGTCGCTGAGCCGACAGGCGCTGGCTGCACAGAAAGCGGGGATTTCCGTCGGGCAGTATAAAGCCGCCATGCGTATGCTGCCTGCACAGTTCACCGACGTGGCCACGCAGCTTGCAGGCGGGCAAAGCCCGTGGCTGATCCTGCTGCAACAGGGTGGTCAGGTTAAGGACTCCTTCGGCGGGATGATCCCCATGTTCCGGGGGCTTGCCGGTGCGATCCCCCTGCCGATGGTCGGGGCCACCTCGCTGGCGGTGGCGACCGGTGCGCTGGCGTATGCCTGGTATCAGGGTAACTCAACCCTGTCCGATTTCAACAAAACGCTGGTCCTTTCCGGTAATCAGGCGGGACTGACGGCAGATCGTATGCTGGTCCTGTCCAGAGCCGGGCAGGCTGCAGGGCTGACGTTTAACCAGACCAGCGAGTCACTCAGTGCACTGGTTAAGGCGGGGGTAAGCGGTGAGGCTCAGATTGCGTCCATCAGCCAGAGTGTGGCGCGTTTCTCCTCTGCATCCGGTGTGGAGGTGGACAAGGTCGCTGAAGCCTTCGGGAAGCTGACCACTGACCCGACGTCGGGGCTGACGGCGATGGCGCGCCAGTTCCATAACGTGACGGCGGAGCAGATTGCGTATGTTGCTCAGTTGCAGCGTTCCGGCGATGAAGCCGGGGCATTGCAGGCGGCGAACGAGGCCGCAACGAAAGGGTTTGATGACCAGACCCGACGCCTGAAAGAGAACATGGGCACGCTGGAAACCTGGGCAGACAGGACAGCACGGGCATTCAAATCCATGTGGGATGCGGTGCTGGATATTGGTCGTCCTGATACCGCTCAGGAGATGCTGATTAAGGCAGAGGCTGCGTTTAAGAAAGCGGACGACATCTGGAATCTGCGCAAGGATGATTATTTTGTTAACGATGAAGCGCGGGCGCGTTACTGGGATGATCGTGAAAAGGCCCGTCTTGCGCTTGAAGCCGCCCGAAAGAAGGCTGAACAGCAGAGTCAACAGGACAAAAATGCGCAGCAGCAGAGCGATACCGAAGCGTCACGGCTGAAATATACCGAAGAGGCGCAGAAGGCTTACGAACGGCTGCAGACGCCGCTGGAGAAATATACCGCCCGTCAGGAAGAACTGAACAAGGCACTGAAAGACGGGAAAATCCTGCAGGCAGATTACAACACGCTGATGGCGGCGGCGAAAAAGGATTATGAAGCGACGCTGAAAAAGCCGAAACAGTCCGGCGTGAAGGTGTCTGCGGGCGATCGTCAGGAAGACAGTGCTCATGCTGCCCTGCTGACGCTTCAGGCAGAACTCCGGACACTGGAGAAGCATGCCGGAGCGAATGAGAAAATCAGCCAGCAGCGCCGGGATTTGTGGAAGGCAGAAAGTCAGTTCGCGGTACTGGAGGAGGCGGCACAACGTCGCCAGCTGTCCGCACAGGAGAAATCCCTGCTGGCGCATAAAGACGAGACGCTGGAGTACAAACGCCAGCTGGCTGCACTTGGCGATAAGGTCACGTATCAGGAGCACCTGAATGCGCTGGCGCAGCAGGCGGATAAATTCGCACAGCAACAACGGGCAAAACGGGCAGCCATTGATGCGAAAAACCGGGGGCTGACTGACCGGCAGGCAGCGCGGGACGCCACGGAACAGCGTCTGAAGGAACAGTATGGCGATAATCCGCTGGCGCTGAATAACGTCATGTCAGAGCAGAAAAAGACCTGGGCAGCTGAAGACCAGCTTCGCGGGAGCTGGATGGCAGGCCTCAAGTCAGGCTGGAGTGAGTGGGAAGAGAGCGCCACGGACAGTATGTCGCAGGTTAAAAGTGCAGCCACGCAGACCTTTGATGGTATTGCACAGAATATGGCGGCGATGCTGACCGGCAGTGAACAAAACTGGCGCAGCTTCACCCGATCCGTGCTGTCCATGATGACAGAAATTCTGCTTAAGCAGGCAATGGTGGGGATTGTCGGGAGTATCGGCAGCGCCATTGGCGGTGCTGTTGGTGGCGGCGCATCCGCGTCAGGCGGTACAGCCATTCAGGCAGCTGCGGCGAAATTCCATTTTGCGACAGGGGGATTTACGGGAACCGGCGGCAAATATGAGCCAGCGGGGATTGTTCACCGTGGTGAATTTGTCTTCACGAAGGAGGCAACCAGCCGGATTGGCGTGGGGAATCTCTACCGGCTGATGCGCGGCTATGCCACCGGTGGTTATGTCGGTACACCGGGCAGCCTGGCGGACAGCCGGTCGCAGGCGTCCGGGAAGTTTGAGCAGAATAACCATGTGGTGATTAATAACGACGGCACGAACGGGCAGATAGGTCCGGCTGCTCTGAAGGCGGTGTATGACATGGCCCGTAAGGCGGCAATGGATGTTGTGACCGGGCAGATGCGTGATGGTGGTCTGTTCTCCGGAGGTGGACGATGAAAACCTTCCGCTGGAAAGTGAAACCCGGTATGGATGTGGCTTCGGCTCCTTCCGTCAGGAAGGTGCGCTTTGGTGATGGCTATTCCCAGCGCGCGCCTGCCGGGCTGAATGCCAACCTGAAAACGTACAGCGTGACGATTTCTGTCCCCCGTTGGGAGGCCACGGCGCTGGAATCGTTTCTGGCAGAGCACGGAGGCTGGAAAGCCTTTCTGTGGACGCCGCCTTATGACTGGCGGCAGATAAAGGTGACCTGCGCAAAATGGTCGTCGCGGGTCAGTATGTTGCGTGTTGAGTTCAGCGCAGAGTTTGAACAGGTGGTGAACTGATGCAGGATATCCGACAGGAAACACTGAATGAATGCACCCGTGCGGAGCAGTCTGCCTGCGTGGTGCTCTGGGAAATCGATCTGACAGAGGTTGGTGGAGAACGTTATTTTTTCTGTAATGAGCAGAACGAAAAAGGTGAGCCGGTCACCTGGCAGGGGCGACAGTATCAGGCGTATCCCATTCAGGGGAGTGGTTTCGAACTGAATGGCAAAGGTACCAGTACGCGCCCCACGCTGACGGTTTCTAACCTGTACGGTATGGTCACCGGGATGGCGGAAGACCTGCAGAGTCTGGTCGGCGGAACGGTGGTCAGGCGTAAGGTTTATGCCCGTTTTCTGGATGCGGTGAACTTCGTCAACGGAAACAGCGACGCCGATCCGGAGCAGGAGGTGATCAGCCGCTGGCGCATCGAGCAGTGCAGCGAACTGAGCGCGGTCAGTGCCTCCTTTGTACTGTCCACGCCGACGGAAACGGATGGCGCTGTTTTTCCGGGACGTATCATGCTGGCCAACACCTGCACCTGGACCTATCGCGGTGATGAGTGCGGTTATCACGGTCCGGCTGTCGCGGATGAATATGACCAGCCGACAACCGATATCACGAAGGATAAATGCAGCAAATGCCTGAGTGGCTGTAAGTTTCGCAATAACGTCGGCAACTTTGGCGGCTTCCTTTCCATTAACAAACTTTCGCAGTAAATCCCATGACAGAGACAGAATCAGCGATTCTGGCGCACGCCCGGCGATGTGCGCCAGCGGAGTCGTGCGGCTTTGTGGTGAGAACGCCGGAGGGAGACAGATATCTTCCCTGCGTAAATATCTCCGGTGAGCCGGAGGCGTATTTCCGGATGTCGCCGGAGGACTGGCTGCGGGCAGAAATGCAGGGTGAGATTGTGGCGCTGGTCCACAGCCACCCCGGTGGTCTGCCCTGGCTGAGTGAGGCCGACCGGCGGCTGCAGGTGCAGAGTGATTTGCCGTGGTGGCTGGTCTGCCGGGGGACGATTCATAAGTTCCGCTGTGTGCCGCATCTCACCGGGCGGCGCTTTGGGCACGGTGTGACGGACTGTTACACACTGTTCCGGGATGCTTATCATCTGGCGGGGATTGGGATGCCGGACTTTCATCGTGAGGATGACTGGTGGCGTAACGGCCAGAATCTCTATCTGGATAATCTGGAGGCGACGGGGCTGTATCAGGTGCCGTTGTCAGCGGCACAGCCGGGCGATGTGCTGCTGTGCTGTTTTGGTTCATCGGTGCCGAATCACGCCGCCATTTACTGTGGTGACGGCGAGCTGCTGCACCATATTCCTGAACAACTGAGCAAACGAGAGAGGTACACCGACAAATGGCAGCGACGCACACACTCCCTCTGGCGTCACCGGGCATGGCGCGCATCTGCCTTTACGGGGATTTACAACGATTTGGCCGCCGCATCGACCTTCGTGTGAAAACGGGGGCCGAAGCCATCCGGGCGCTGGCCACACAGCTCCCTGCGTTTCGTCAGAAACTGAGCGACGGCTGGTATCAGGTACGTATTGCCGGGCAGGATGTCAGCACGTCCGGATTAACGGCGCAGTTACATGAGGATCTGCCTGACGGCGCTGTGATTCATATCGTTCCCAGAGTCGCCGGGGCCAAGTCAGGTGGCGTATTCCAGATTGTCCTGGGGGCAGCCGCCATTGCCGGATCATTCTTTACCGCCGGAGCCACCCTTGCAGCATGGGGGACAGCCATTGGGGCCGGTGGTATGACCGGCATTCTGTTTTCTCTCGGTGCCAGTATGGTGCTCGGCGGTGTGGCTCAGATGCTGGCACCGAAAGCCAGAACTCCCCGCACACAGACAACGGATAACGGTAAGCAGAACACCTATTTCTCCTCACTGGATAACATGGTTGCCCAGGGCAATGTTCTGCCTGTTCTGTATGGTGAAATGCGCGTGGGGTCACGTGTGGTATCTCAGGAGATCAGCACGGCAGATGAAGGGGACGGTGGTCAGGTTGTGGTGATTGGTCGATGATGCAAAATATTTTATGTGAAACCGCCTGCGGGCGGTTTTGTCGTTTCTGGAGCATGACGAATGGGTAAAGGCAGCAGTAAGGGGCATACCCCGCGCGAAGCGAAGGACAACCTGAAATCCACGCAGTTACTGAGTGTGATTGATGCCATCAGCGAAGGGCCGATTGAAGGTCCGGTGGATGGATTAAAAAGCGTGCTGCTGAACAGTACACCGGTGCTGGACAGTGAGGGGAATACCAACATCGCCGGTGTCACGGTGGTGTTCCGGGCAGGTGAACAGGAGCAGACACCGCCGGAGGGGTTTGAATCCTCCGGCTCCGAGACGGTGCTGGGTACGGAAGTGAAATATGACACGCCGATTACCCGGACCATCACGTCTGCAAACATCGACCGTCTGCGCTTTACCTTCGGTGTGCAGGCACTGGTGGAAACCACCTCAAAGGGTGACCGGAATCCGTCGGAAGTCCGCCTGCTGGTTCAGATACAACGTAACGGTGGCTGGGTGACAGAAAAAGACATCACCATTAAGGGCAAAACCACGTCGCAGTATCTGGTCTCGGTGGTGGTGGATAACCTGCCGCCGCGACCGTTCAATATCCGGATGCGCAGGATGACACCGGACAGCACCACAGACCAGCTGCAGAACAAAACGCTCTGGTCGTCATACACCGAAATCATCGATGTGAAACAGTGCTACCCGAACACGGCACTGGTCGGCGTGCAGGTGGATTCGGAGCAGTTCGGCAGCCAGCAGGTGAGCCGTAATTATCATCTTCGCGGGCGCATTCTGCAGGTGCCGTCGAACTATAACCCGCAGACGCGGCAATACAGCGGTATCTGGGACGGAACGTTTAAGCCAGCATACAGCAACAACATGGCCTGGTGTCTGTGGGATATGCTGACCCACCCGCGCTACGGCATGGGGAAACGTCTTGGTGCGGCGGATGTGGACAAATGGGCGCTGTATGTCATCGGCCAGCATTGCGAGCAGTCGGTGCCGGACGGTTTTGGTGGCACGGAGCCGCGCATCACCTGTAACGCTTACCTGACCACACAGCGCAAGGCGTGGGATGTGCTCAGTGATTTCTGCTCGGCGATGCGCTGTATGCCGGTATGGAACGGGCAGACGCTGACGTTCGTGCAGGACCGACCGTCGGATAAGGTGTGGACCTATAACCGCAGTAATGTGGTGATGCCGGATGATGGCGCGCCGTTCCGCTACAGCTTCAGCGCCCTCAAGGACCGCCATAATGCCGTTGAGGTGAACTGGATTGACCCGAACAACGGCTGGGAGACGGCGACAGAGCTTGTTGAAGATACGCAGGCCATTGCCCGTTACGGTCGTAACGTCACGAAGATGGATGCTTTTGGCTGTACCAGCCGGGGGCAGGCACACCGCGCCGGGCTGTGGCTGATTAAAACAGAACTGCTGGAAACGCAGACCGTGGATTTCAGCGTCGGCGCAGAAGGGCTTCGCCATGTCCCGGGTGATGTTATTGAAATCTGCGATGATGACTATGCCGGTATCAGCACCGGTGGTCGTGTGCTGGCGGTGAACAGCCAGACCCGGACGCTGACGCTCGACCGTGAAATCACGCTGCCATCCTCCGGTACCACGCTGATAAGCCTAGTTGACGGAAGTGGCAATCCGGTCAGCGTGGAGGTCCAGTCCGTCACCGACGGCGTGAAGGTGAAAGTGAGCCGTGTTCCTGACGGTGTTGCTGAATACAGCGTGTGGGGGCTGAAGCTGCCGACGCTGCGCCAGCGCCTGTTCCGCTGCGTGAGTATCCGTGAGAACGACGACGGCACGTATGCCATCACCGCCGTGCAGCATGTACCGGAAAAAGAGGCCATCGTGGATAACGGGGCGTACTTTGACGGCGACCAGAGCGGCACGGTGAATGGTGTCACGCCGCCAGCAGTGCAACACCTGACCGCAGAAGTCACCGCAGACAGCGGGGAATACCAGGTGCTGGCGCGCTGGGATACGCCGAAGGTGGTGAAGGGCGTGAGCTTTATGCTTCGCCTGACCGTGGCAGCGGATGACGGCAGTGAGCGGCTGGTCAGCACGGCCCGGACGACGGAAACCACATACCGATTCACGCAACTGGCGCTGGGAAATTACAGTCTGACAGTCCGGGCGGTAAATGCGTGGGGGCAGCAGGGCGATCCGGCATCGGTATCGTTCCGGATTGCCGCACCGGCAGCGCCATCGCGGATTGAGCTGACGCCGGGCTATTTTCAGATAACCGCCACGCCGCATCTTGCGGTTTATGATCCGACTGTACAGTTTGAGTTCTGGTTCTCGGAAAAGCGGATTGCGGATATCAGGCAGGTTGAAACCACAGCCCGCTATCTTGGCACGGCGCTGTACTGGATAGCCGCCAGTATCAATATCAAACCGGGCCATGATTATTATTTTTACGTTCGCAGTGTGAACACCGTCGGCAAATCGACATTCGTGGAGGCTGTCGGTCGGGCGAGCGATGATGCGGAAGGTTACCTGGATTTTTTCAAAGGCCAGATAACTGAATCCCATCTCGGCAAGGAGCTGCTGGAAAAAGTCGAGCTGACGGAGGATAACGCCAGCAAACTGGAGGAGTTTTCGAAAGAGTGGAAGGACGCCAACGATAAATGGAATGCCATGTGGGGCGTCAAAATTGAGCAGACCGAAGACGGCAGGCATTATGTCGCGGGGCTTGGCCTTAGTATGGAGGATACGGAGGAAGGCAAACTGAGCCAGTTCCTGGTTGCTGCTAACCGTATCGCGTTTATTGACCCGGCAAACGGGAATGAAACGCCGATGTTTGTGGCGCAGGGCAACCAGATATTCATGAACGAAGTGTTCCTGAAGTATCTGACGGCTCCCACCATTACCAGTGGCGGCAATCCTCCGGCATTTTCCCTGACACCGGACGGGCGGCTGACGGCGAAAAATGCCGATATCAGCGGTAGCGTGAATGCGAACTCCGGGACGCTCAACAACGTCACGATTAACGAGAACTGTCGGGTTCTGGGAAAACTGTCCGCGAACCAGATTGAAGGCGATCTCGTTAAAACAGTGGGCAAAGCTTTCCCCCGGGACTCCCGTGCACCGGAGCGGTGGCCATCAGGGACCATTACCGTCAGGGTTTATGACGATCAGCCGTTTGACCGGCAAATTGTTATTCCAGCGGTGGCTTTCAGCGGTGCCAGACATGAACGGGAGAATAGCGATACTTATTCGTCATGCCGCCTGATAGTGAAGAAAAACGGGGCTGAAATTTATAACCGAACGGCTCTGGATAATACTCTGATTTACACGGGTGTTATTGATATGCCTGCAGGCAGTGGCGTAATGACACTGGAGTTTTCTGTATCAGCATGGTGGGTAAATGGCTGGTATCCCACAGCAAGTATCAGCGATTTGCTGGTTGTTGTGATGAAGAAAGCCACTGCAGGCATCACGATTAGCTGAATTTTATAACCCAGATACGGGCGCCAGAAATGGCGCCTTTTTTATTGCAGAAAAGCGAGAGGTAATTATGCGTAAATTATGTGCTGTTATTCTGTCCGCAGTAGTCTGGCTGGTTGCCGCTGGTACGCCAGCGAGCGCAGCAGAGCATCAGTCCACACTAAGCGTCGGGTATCTTCAGACCCATACTGATATGCCAGGCAGTGATGACCTGAAGGGCATTAACGTGAAATACCGTTATGAATTTACGGACACGCTGGGGCTGGTGACGTCATTCAGTTATGCCAATGCCAAAGATGAGCAAAAAACGCATTACAGCGATACCCGCTGGCATGAAGATTCAGTGCGTAACCGCTGGTTCAGCATGATGGCGGGGCCATCTGTACGCGTGAATGAATGGTTCAGTGCTTATGCGATGGCAGGTGTGGCTTACAGCCGTGTTTCGACGTTCTCCGGGGATTATCTCCGCGTAACTGACAACAAGGGGAAAACGCACGATGTGCTGACCGGAAGTGATGACGATCGCCACAGCAACACGTCTCTGGCGTGGGGAGCTGGCGTGCAGTTTAACCCGACCGAATCCGTGGCCATTGATATTGCTTATGAAGGCTCCGGCAGTGGCGACTGGCGCACTGACGGTTTCATCGTGGGTGTCGGTTATAAATTCTGATTAGCCAGGTAACACAGTGTTATGACAGCCCGCCGGTTCAGGGGGGCTTTTTTGTGGAGTGGATATGGCAGCAGTAAAAATCTCAGGTGTGCTGAAAGATGGTGCGGGAAAACCAATACAGAACTGCACTATTCAACTGAAGGCAAAGCGTAACAGCACCACTGTACTGGTGAACACGGTGGCCTCTGAAAATCCGGATGAAGCCGGGCGTTACAGCATGGACGTTGAGTATGGCCAGTATAGCGTTATCCTGCTGGTTGAAGGTTTTCCGCCTTCACATGCCGGGATCATTACCGTCTATGAAGGTTCCAGACCAGGTACGCTGAATGATTTTCTCGGTGCCATGACGGAAGATGATGTCATGCCGGAGGCATTGCGTCGTTTTGAGGAAATGGTGGAAGAAGCGGCACGCAACGCTGAAGCCGCCTCTCAGAGCGCAGCGGCGGCAAAGAAATCCGAAACTGCAGCGGCATCATCGAAGAACGCGGCGAAAACCTCAGAAACAAATGCAGCTAACAGCGCACAGGCGGCAGCGGCCTCGCAGACTGCATCGGCAAACTCCGCAACAGCAGCTAAAAAATCAGAAACCAACGCGAAAAATAGCGAGACAGCCGCAAAGACGAGCGAAACCAACACAAAGTCCAGCCAGACGGCAGCGAAGACCAGCGAAACGAATGCTAAAGCCAGTGAAACTGCGGCAAAAAACAGCCAGGTTGCAGCAGCCCAAAGCGAGAGCGCGGCAGCCGGTTCTGCGACTTCAGCAGCTGGATCAGCAACTGCTGCGGCTAACAGCCAGAAAGCTGCGAAGACGAGTGAAACTAACGCAAAGTCCAGCCAGACGGCAGCGAAGACCAGCGAAACGAATGCCAAAGCCAGTGAAACTGCGGCGAAAAGCAGTCAGGATGCAGCGGCCCAAAGCGAGAGTGCCGCAGCCAGTTCTGCAAGCGCGGCGGCTGCTTCTGCCACTGCATCAGCTAACAGTCAAAAAGCAGCAAAAACCAGTGAAACCAACGCAAAGGTGAGCGAAACAGCGGCTGCGAACTCAGCGAAAGCATCGGCAGCAAGCCAGACGGCAGCTAAAGCAAGCGAAGATGCAGCCAGAGAGTACGCAAGCCAGGCTGCGGAGCCGTATAAATATGTCTTACAGCCGCTGCCTGATGTGTGGATACCATTTAACGATTCGCTGGATATGATTACGGGCTTTTCGCCATCATATAAAAAAATTGTTATTGGTGACGATGAAATAACGATGCCTGGCGACAAGATTGTTAAGTTTAAACGTGCATCGAAAGCAACCTATATTAACAAATCTGGTGTGCTGACAGAGGCTGCCATTGACGAGCCACGATTTGAACGTGATGGCCTGCTTATTGAGGGGCAAAGAACAAACTACATGCTCAATTCGGAAAGCCCTGCCAGTTGGGGGCGATCGTCAAATATGGATGTGCCCGAAACAGGGACGGATAATTTTGGTTTTACCTATGGAAAGTTTGTCTGCAACGATTCTCTGATTGGGCAAACCTCAGCCATTAATATGGCATCAATTGCTGCAACAAAGTCAGTTGATGTCTCAGGCGATAATAAACACGTGACAACCTCATGTCGTTTTAAAACAGAACTGCAGGTAAGGTTGCGTATCCGGTTTGATAAATATGACGGTAGCGCAACAACTTTTCTTGGTGATGCGTATATTGATACACAAACGCTTGAAATTAATATGACAGGCGGTGCTGCCTCAAGGATCACAGCGAGAGTCAGAAAGGACGAAGCTACCGGATGGATTTTTGCAGAGGCAACAATTCAGGCAATTGATGGGGAGTTAAAAATAGGCTCTCAGATACAGTATTCTCCTAAGCAGAGCGGGGCAACCGTATCTGGTGATTATATTTATCTGGCCACCCCACAAGTAGAAGATGGGCCTTGTGTATCATCTTTTATTATATCAGGAGCGACGGCGGCGACCCGCGCAAGCGATATAGTTACAGTTCCAATTAAGAATAATCTTTATAATCTTCCTTTTACGGTTCTTTGTGAGGTACATAAGAACTGGTATAAAACGCCAAATGCAGCGCCACGTGTTTTTGATACCGGCGGTCATCAAACCGGAGCGGCTATTATTCTTGGCTTCGGTCGTTCAACAGATTACGACGGATTTCCTTATTGCGATATTGGAGGAGCTAACAGACGGGTAAACGAAAACGCATCGCTTGAAAAAATGGTTATGGGGATGCGTGTAAAGTCAGAGCAGTCTACGTGCTCAGTAAGTAACGGGCATATATCCAGCGAAACAAAAACCACATGGTCCTGTATTCAGAACACCGCAATGATCCGTATTGGAGGCCAGACTACAGCCGGGTTACGTCATTTATTTGGTCATGTCAGGAATTTCAGAATATGGCACAAGGCATTGACTGATGCTCAGGTGGGGGAGTCAATCTAATGAAAGATTTAACACTCAAATTTGCCGACAGGGCCGGCTTTTCGGCCTTTATGGAGAGTACTGGCTATTATGATGACGAGTCGATGCAGGATGATATTCTTATTGACGTGATAGGTAACGTGTACAAAGAAACCGGAGAACTGACTGAAGATGGCGAACCGGTATGTGTTAAGGAAGACGGATATTTTGTAAACGTGCGCATCATTAATGATTCGCAAATATCGTCATTATTCGATGAATACGTGGTTGCTGTTGAGCATCAACTTCGTGGCTGGATGTGAGGAAGAAAAATGGCTACATCGACAGTAATTCCTGATGACATCAAAACGCTAAAATCCGACGTTAGCAAATTAAAAAACGATCAAGGAAGCTACGCAACAAAATTATATGTAGACAGCAAAGATGAAATCGTTGGTGACTGGTCTGCTTCATGGTATCAGCAGGTATTGCCAACTAGCGGAGCTATATTTGGGAGAAAACTCCGCTCAACTCACAGGACGGCAGGTGTTGAGGATGCGTATTGCGAACTATACCTCAAAAAATGGATAGACAGTCCAGGTAACGCAATGGCGCGCCTTAACCTGAACGATAACGGGACAAACATTTGCTGGGACTTTACCAACCTTTATGGCGGTACGATGATTTTTCCCGGTGACAGCGGATACCTCAAAATGGGTGACTGCCTTATGTCATACAGCAAGCGTGGAAGTAACGCGCTTATTAAATTTGATTACACCGACACATTACAGATCAAATATGCCAATCATGGGTCAACCATGACATTAAACACACAGGGAACCGCTTATGCTGGTGTTACTGCTCAATTGTGGGGCAACTCCAGCCGTCCTGTTGTTTATGAAGTCGGTGTTGATGGTGGCGCTTATATGTTCTATGCGCAGAAAAATACCGATAACACCTATATGTTAAGCGTTAATGGTGCATGTCATGCCACCGCATTTAACCAGCATTCCGACCGGGATCTGAAAGACAACATTCAGGTGATCGATAATGCAACCGACCGCATCCGTAAAATGAACGGCTATACATACACGCTTAAAGAAAACGGTATGCCCTATGCTGGTGTCATTGCACAGGAAGCTCTGGAAGCAATCCCAGAAGTTGTAGGTTCCGCAATGAAATATCAGGACGGTGCGAGCGGATCGGAAGGTGAAGAAGGTGAACGTTATTACACAGTAGATTATTCTGGTGTTACTGGCTTGCTTGTTCAGGTAGCCAGAGAGTCAGATGACAGAATAACAGCACTGGAAGAAGAAAACGCAGAATTAAGACAAAGATTATCTGCAATTGAGGCGGCGCTTGCGTCTAAATAATATTAAGGGGCCGAGCGCCCCGTTTTATTGGGTAGGATGAAAATGGATATAACACCTTTCCTTCATGCGCTTTGTGCTGTGGCTGCGCAGCTACTGATTGGTCTTTTTACCGGGAACTGGGCTTGCGGGGCGATAGCCGGTTGTACGTTCTTCATTGCGCGTGAACACACCCAGGCAGAATATCGCTGGATTGAAATGTTCGGGCATGGCAAGCGAATGAATATGCCGTGGTGGGGTGGTTTTGATCCGCGCGCGTGGGATGTGGCAAGCCTGATGGATTTTGCTGTGCCGGTGGTGGCGTGTCTGCTGGTCTGGCTGTTGGTTAATCGTGGGTGAAAAAAGGTGAGCTGTATATGCAACGGAGGAAGAAACCTCGTTGCTGGAAGCCTGGAAGAAGTATCGGGTGTTGCTGAACCGTGTTGATACATCAACAGCACCTCATATTGAGTGGCCTGTAATACCAGAAGTTTAAAATAAAAGCCCGCTTAAAATATCGCGGGCTTCGAAATATAAATGTATTTTCAGAGGCTAGAGCTTAGGATATCTCAGCGGCAATTAACTTATGAGGGATAGCTAAATACCAGAAGATAATTAGTTTTTACTATTTATCTTTGTTTGTGGTTCTCCTTCAGCAAGCTCAGCGCCAGTGACAGGATTGATGTCTTCATGGGATTTCAACCTTGTTGCCATAGCTTTTATCATAGCTTCTTGCTTGGTCGATAGATTTATCGAGGCCTTCCCATCCCCACCGTCAACCGCTGGAACTGGATCGGAAACATAGTCAAAGTTTTCATCACTGTTCCAACTACCTCTGACGTCTTCACCTTCTGACATGTTGTAATATACGTTTTTGTATTTCTCAATTGGTGGTAATTTTCCTGGTGGAAAGGTGTTACGAATTGAATGTAATGCTTTTTCAAATGAAAGCATGTGTGCTGCTTCCCTGGTCATTAAAAATGCCAGAGTGTCTTTTACTCCAGGATCATCAGTAACATTAATGAGACGTTCGTAAATGATCTTTGCCCGAGCTTCAGCTGCAATATTTGAACGAAGATCGGCCGTGACTTCGCCAATAGTATCAACATAAGCTGCAGTCCAGGGTACTCCAGCTGAATTAGTTAATGCTGGGCCTCCTCCGTAGAGGAGAGAAGTTATATGGCTGTCATTGCCATTTTGAGTTAAGGAGCGGTAAAGCTCAGCTTCATTCTCAGTTCCTTCAGCAAGTGCTCCTTTTGCACCTTTGTTGAGCATACCAACAAGAGAACCAATAATTTCGAGATGACTTAGTTCTTCTGTTGCTATGTCCATCAGCATATCCCTTCGGCCTGCATCTTCATCACTTAAGCCTTGAGTGAAGTATCGGCATGCTGCTGCAAGCTCACCCTGTGGCCCGCCGAATTGTTCTAAAAGTAGATTAGCCAAGCCTGGGTTTGGCTCACTTACACGTACTGTATATTGAAGTTTTTTCACGTGTCTAAACAT